CTGAACTCTTCAGCTACGAGGGCTTCTTGTTTTGTTCCCCAGTAGGCCGCCTCGCTCTGCGCTTCTTCCAAAGGAGCTTGTCCCGTTTTTTCAAGCCACACCTGAACAGGTGACTTCCATTTGCTCAGGCCGGCAATTGCTGCAGCATCGCTGCCGCCGATGCCTTTGGTACGGAGTTTCAGCCAAATCTCACGGTCCATGTCTTTCGTTGATGCGATGGCAACCGCCATGGTATCCCTCCTCTTGATTTTTAGAGGTGAACACGCTATGCTTGATTTAGCGAATCTTGCATAGCGTTTCACCGAGACTCAGCGTGGCTGCGCTGGGTCTTATTCGTTTTCTTCTTCGATTTCAAGCAATTTCTCTTCGGCGTCCTCAAGATCACCAATGATTTCGTCCAAAACGCTTTCTCGAAAATCAGCAAACTCACGCAGAATTTCTGGCGTTGTCATTCGCCTGTCATCCGTTTCATTTCGGAACCGCTCAAGTTTTTCACGGATTCCTTCTAAAGTGTTGCGAACGTCCTCGATTGTCGGCATGTTCTCCCCCCCCTCTCCTTGCGATAACGAAGCCACCTACGCTGACTCCTTCGCTTTCGGTTTGCCTTCATACAGGAACGGACGAAGCAGTTCAATTACTTCCCCAACCTGTTCCGGATCTTTTGAGCAGACTTGCTCAAGGATCATCGTCATGACTTCGCGGTGTTCTGGAATCCAAGGCGTAGACACCGTAACAGCGCTGATGAAGTAGGTTCCTGGATCGCAGTCGTTTGACAGAATCTCCATCACAATGTCGCCGTAATACTCATCTTCGTCCCGGTCTTCCGAGTAAACGAAAATGAAAACTTTAATGGCTTCGTCATGTGGTCTGATTTCAAACCAGCCTTTGCGCTCTTCCAACTCAACTCACCCCCTTCCGTTATCACGAGGCCGCCGGCAGCCCTTCCCGCACTGCCAGCAGTTGCAACCCTCTGTTGCCCACTCTTGACCTCGTATGTAGTGGAGGTATCGACCTCCGTGGAAGCATCGACCGATTGGACAACTGCTGCACTAATTTTTTGTCGATGCCCCCACGCAGGCCGAAGCCTGCGTCATTTCAAAAGGCGTCTGGCCTGTTCTCTTACACCGTCAACGAACTCCTCTGGCGCCATGGTTGCTTTCATGTCCACCAGGTACTCCAGCTCCTCGATCACGTCCCGGACTGTCCATTCCAAGTCGTCCCGGTCATCGTCGAACGCGATTGGATGCAGCAGCCGTTGTCTGGACGCCTCCGTTCGCTCAACGTACTGCGGGAAATCAAGCAGTTGCTCGGGCATTCCGTATCGCCTCCTGCAGCGCGGCCAGTTCGTTGGTCCGCCACTCAATTTCGTAAGCGAGATCGCGCTTGTGAGCGTACAGCTCCTCGCGCAGACGTTTCAGTTTGACGTACTCCACATCCACCGCCCGCCATTCGTCGTCAGCTTCGCGGTAGGCTTGCTCCAGGTTGATAAGCTCGCGCTGCAGATCAGCAATTTGTGCGGAAAGAGGTTTCATGGCTTGTCCTCCTTTATGAAGCTGTGGTACGCTATCAGTGACGAATTATTTTTGAAGCGTCTATCTCTTAGGCGCTTTTTTCTTTTTCTGCCTTCAGATGAAGCTCGACCATTTCCCCGATCGTGATCACATTTCGACCAAGGGGTCGGTCCGCGTCGCAAACCAGTTCGATCACTCCTGCTGCTGTCGTCAGGTCCTTCATGCCTATTTCTCCCCCCTCGCTTCAAGGTATTGTCGGTTCAGGATCAAACGATTGCGGTACTCTTTCAATGCCCTGCGCCCGCCCGGGTACTTGGACGCTGCTGCTGCATCGTGGACAAAGTGCTTTTCGTGAGCTTCCTGCGCCAGTCGGTTCCAGTCCTTCATCATCGGCTTGTCCCTCCCATCATCAAAGCTTCCTGCCTCTCCCGGCGCATCAACTCGCGCGGATCACTGACGACGATTTCCAAGGCCCGCGCTTCTGCAAGCCAGTTATGCTGATGTATCACCGGGTCGATGCCGTATCTCTCGTCCATCAGGATATGAACGTCGTCACCAGCTTGGAAAAGGTCCTCGATCTGCTTGCCGAGATGCATCAATATCCGTTCATCGTCTTGCGTTATCGGTTGCCACGGGCGCCGGGTTCGCTCCCACTCGATCACGGCTTCCGCTTCTTTGATCACGTCCCGACACTGTTTGATCAGATTATTGAGTGAGACCGTCAGGCTACCCATCAGACGCGGATCAGTTGGCGGCGGAGCGTCGCCGTACAAGTGCTTGAGCATTCGTATTGCATAGTGATTGCCGCATGCTTGAACGAAGTCCTCGGCGTCTTCCCGCATCGGAGTGGTCCGGCCGTTAATCACATCCGACACCCACCTGGCCGACCGGCCGATCTTCTTTCCGAGCGTTTCGTACGTCAACTGTTCGCCTGTTCTTTGGTGGCGGAACGCGTACTCGCAGATGTCATGTATCCGCGACCGTGAATACAGCGAGATTGGTTCGTTACTGTTCCCCATCTGTTCCCCTCTTTTCTTCATGGTTTTCAAGGTACGATGAGATTGTGCTCATCTTCCGGAATCTCCCTCGGCTTGCTGAGGGAATCTCTTTTTATCCAGGTAGTCCACGAACAGCCGAGCCGCGCGGGCAGTGATACTTCCCTTGGTCACCATACCTAACGGTCCGTAGTCCTCAATCCAAAGCTCAGTAAAACTTGTTAACTCAGGACCGTTCACAACCAGCACCGTCCTTGAGCAAACGCCGTAGGTCGGCTCGGTTGTTTCGTCATGCAGGATGACCGGATCGGCTCCCTTTGCTCTCAAGTCATTGATGTGCGCCGTCAGAACACTTTCCAGTTCCGGGAAAGAGATAACCTGTTCAGCCATTGGGTTCACCTCCTTTTTTCGTTGGTAGGACTTTCCACCCACTCCGTCGAATCTGTTTGTCGGAAGAACGTGAACTTTGGCGAGTGGCGTTCTTCTGAGATGGGATACGGAAGGGGGGTTGTAAGTGAAAAGCGATTTCGAATCCTTTAAATCTTACTTCCAATCAATGTATGCAGCTGAATTCATTGAATCTGCAAAGGAGACGATTCACAAGGAACTGAAGGAGCTAGCTGATGAGAGCGGCAAGGTTAGTACAAATAAAATGGTTCTAGCCCTTAGTTCCGCAGTGTTTAAGATCAACATGGAATACACTTTAAAAGCTTTAGAGGCTTACCATGATTGGCAAAAATCAAGCGAATGACTCTTCAATGTGTTGGTTTATCCGCTTGATCATTGCTTCAGCAAGTTTATCAGCCGTCGCGTCGTTGGCGGCTCTCTCTTCCAGAGCAGCCTGGATTTCTTCCCGCACAATCTCGCGGATGCGTTGCTCGGTCAGTTGCATGATCTCACCTCTCTTTACTGGTAACCAACAAGGTTAAATCTGGTAAAATCTTTGTGGGCGCAGACTATCGTTGAGGTGATGCTTGTTGAAAATTAAAGGTCTAGATAAGATGCGGAAGCAGTTCAAACAACTTGAAAAGGGTTTAAAAGAACTTTCTGCAACAAAAAGCATTCCTTTTGACGAGTTGTTCACCGAGAACTTTATGCAGAAGTACACTGACTACCGCTCGTTCGACGAGTTCCTCAAAGCTGGCGGCTATGAGGTTAACTCTCAAGAAGATTTTGAGAAAATTGATGATGCTGAGTTTGACAGTCACGTAGCCAAGAACTCAAAGTTCGATACGTGGGAGCAGATGCTTGGCAAAGCGACCGATCAATATGTCGCAAACAAATTAAAGTTGTAAAGAGTGCCCATTACTCGTCTGCGCCTGTTTTCACCTCAACGGTGAATTGCAGTTCATTAATTTCACTTATGACAGTTTCTAACCGATCAACAAGGTTCTTGGCTTCTTCCACCTTTGCTTTCAGAACATCTAATCCATGCACTTGAATGTTTGCAGCAAGGATTCTCATGCTTTCACCTCTTTTGTTGGAGTTGACCGATGGCTTTGATGAATAGGGTCTGTTACCTTAAGAATCCATCTTCCATCAAATGGTGAATTAACTTTCCAAGTTCAGCAGCACCCTTTATTACCTCCGGCAAGACCTTCAGTTCTTCGTCGGAGGCTCCGTTCTCACACTTGTCTTGTATCCAAGTAAAAACTGATTGTGCAGTCTCAGTGATACGGAGCAGCGTTTGCTCATTTTGGCTCATAAGATTCACCTCCTTACTAGGGGGTTGACTGTTGTACCGCTCTACTTTTTCCCGGTACCTTTCGGGCGTTTGGACGGGTTAATCGAGCGTTTGAACAGCCCGGTTAGATTGGTGGATTGCGGTACCATCAGTTTCGGGACATTGCCTTGCAGCGCTTCGTGAAGAAAGCGATCCAAGTTTCCCGGCAACTTTTTGGGTTCGTTCATTCGGGACCTCCTTTCAT